ATGTTTACTGTATGAACAGTAGTTTAACAACCGAATAGGAGGGCAATTATGCCTGAAGAATTGACTCAACAAACTTCTACGAGTCCTGCCACAAGTGGTGTCAAATATGCATCACAGGGAGCACAGTTAGAAGGGGCAGATCCTGCCGCGCAAGCGGGAGCATCTCCCACAGCCACACCGGCGCAAGGAAGCCCCGGTGCAACTGGAGCGCCACAGTCAGAAGCCGTTGATGCAGGACGGTTACAGACGCAGGTTCGCCAGATGCAGACCCAGCTTGAAAGAGCTAGGACCCAACTATCTGCTTCAGATCGTGCTTTACGAGAACGGGAGCAGCGGTGGAACGCAGAGCGAGAAGAGCTATCGCGCACTGTAGAAAATATGCAAATGTCGGATATGTCTGAAACCGAGAAGGTTGCGTATGAACGGGATATGTACCGTAAAAGAGCGGAAGAAGCTCAATCACAAGTACAAGATGCCCAGTATAGGGCAGAATATTCAGACGCAATGCAACAATGGCGTGCCTATTATAATCAAATGGGTGTTCCACCTAATGTGTTAGATAATTCTTCAATAGAGAATATGCAGCATTCTGCACTTAGATGGACAAATTCCCAGTTGCAGGCTTCACGGCAGGCACCACAGCAACAAGCTGTGGCACGGCCGGAACAGCCACAAAGTAATCGGGTACAGCCTCCCCAAGTTACCACTTCGGTGCCGCAGGGAGCAAGTCCCGGACAAAAAAGATGGACTGACATTCCTTACGAGGAATGGGATGCCATCTATAGAAAGGCAGAGAGAGGACAAATAGGGTCCGACCAACTGCCACAATAAATAAATTTTGGGAGAAATATAGACTATGGCTACTCAGACTCAAACTACTCTGAGTGATTCTGTCAAAACCCAATATTTGCGACGACTGTTGATGCGGGCAGTGCCCCGCTTGATTCATGGCCGCTTCGGCGAGAAGGCCAATATCTCCGGCTACGGTAGCCTCGAATGGCGTAAATTCGGTGCTATCAGTGTAGCTGCAGGTGGTCCTGATGCTCTTACTGAAGGCGTGACTCCTGATAGCGAAAGCACTTCTGTTTCAACTGTTACAGCAACACCTGCGTTCTATGGTTCGTACCTACAGCACACAGATGAACTTGAGATGACATCGTATGATCCGATTGTCTCCGAGTTCTCTAATGTTTTAGGTGAACATGCGGGATTGGCAATTGACACACTTATTCGGGAAGATATCCTGGGCTCTTCGCCTACCACGCGTTTCGCTGGTTCGGCTACTGCCCGGGGGAATATAGACTCATCCAACGACAAGATTTTATACATTGATTTCCTCAAAGCTGTTGCGGTTTTGATGGCAAACAGTGCACTTCCTGTCGATGGTGCGCGATATGCTTGCATATTGCACCCACATACTTATGCAACACTTATGAATACAGACAGGTTCGTTAATACGTTCCTTCACGCTTCACCACGTGACAACGACAGTAACCCAATGCGCACAGGCTTTATGGGCACATTCTTGAATGTAGACATCTACATTTCTGGTAATGCTCGTGAGTATGCAGATGCCGGCGACTCAAGTACCGCAGATGTTTACATTGCCTTGTTCATCGGACGTGAGGCATATGGCGTAGTTGGTGTTGGTAACATAGATCCACGTGATGTGGATGGGGCCGGAAACGATCCCTTTGCCGTAAATACTGGCAAGGGTCGCTCACTTGCTCCAGTGGATTTGATCGTGAAACCTCTAGGTTCTGGTGGTGCAGAAGATCCACTAAACCAACGTGGCACAGTAGCATGGAAAGCCGCTCATGATACAGCTATGCTTAACGCAAACTGGATCATCAGCCTTGAACATGCTAATGAATTTACGGATGCATAGGGGAATAAATCATGAGCTATAATCATTCTGGAAAATGGGCAACTCTTATCATGCACGTGGACGGAACTCTTTCTGCTGGCGATAGCCAAGCTGCATGTGTTATGCCGTTCGATGGTTACATTGAGCGTGTAACACTATGTGTGCAGGAGAACGGTTCTGGTTCGGCTGCTAACGAAGCGATGGTTGCCAACGGTTCTAACGACCTCTGGGCAGCTGATACGCTTCAGTTGGCGCATGATGACACTAATGGTAGCACTGCCACCATTACGCGGAGCGACATGAACAGTAACGGCACGGCACTCTTTTCCGAGGCGGCTGTATTCGACCTCGACATTGACGAAGTTGCTGGAGCTGGTTCTCCCGCGAATATGACAGTGACCATTCATGTCGTAGGTAACTAAGTTACTCAACAAACAATAGAATAACCCTTCGGGGCATCATCTGAGATGTTGATGCCCCGCAAGGAGGGATACACAATGACAATAATTTCACAGGAACATTCTGCAGTTAAAGCTCTCAAAGATGATAGTTTCTTAGAGATGGGCGATAGTGAGGCTTTAGAAATAGCTTTACAGTTACAAAGACTGTTGCGTGGACAAGACTCTCTACTTGAAAAGGTGTCGAAGGTTGATAAGAATGCGCAACGTATGTCAGATGAGATGTCTAGACTCAAGGAACGTACTGCAGAGATGGAAGCATTTGCTAAAACCTTTGAGGACAATCGTGCGAAGTACGAGAACATGTGGCGTGACCGTACTGAAAGTGTACCGAATGATGTAAGAGCACAATCACAGGCGGAAACAATGCAACAGGTACAACAGATGACACAATCGATACGTGCTAATAAAAATGTAGACGACCTCAAGAAGAAAGCTTTCATGAATAATGCGCCTAAAGTAAAGATCACAAGACCTGGTAGGCCCATTACTACTCCGCAGGGTTTAGTAATGCAACCAGAGGTGGTCAATTTGAATGGTATGCAATACATCATACCTCCGAATGTTGAGGTAGAAGTTCCCCGTCCAGTGGTAGATTACCTGGAATCACAGGACCTTGATAGGGCTGTGCTTGCCGAGAAGAAGAAATTACTGGATGCAGATAATATTAAACAGGACACAGCAATATCGCGTGGTATGCAGGCTATTGACCAGAAGTATGGTATCAAAAGCGAATCCTTGCCAATAGCATCTAGAGTATAGTATGGCAGAACCTACTAGTACACGAGCTGCACTCCGACAAGAACTAGCCCGCCGATTAAATATGGATTTTGCATTACGTATAGGTGCATCCTCAACTGCCACCGATGGTGGTACCAACGAGCTTATAGACACCAACAGATTAAGACAGGCAAATGACTTTTGGAACGGGTCCTGGCTTTATATTGTCAATGATACGTCCGGGACTGACAATGACGGTGAGGTGCGTTTGATATCAGACTTTACCAGCGATACTAGAAGTATTGCTGTGGTAGAGCCGTTCAGTGCTGCTGTTGCAAATACAGACGAATATGAGATTCATTCGCCCTGGAATGCACTACAGATGCATGATGCCATCAATGATGCTATTGATGATGGTTTCCCCGAGTTCTTTGATACTGTAATAGATGAGACAGTAGTACATTTAGAAGACACAATGGCTTACGATTTACCTACAAGTACTGCGCCTTACTATGTTACTAAGGTGTGGATAGAAGAAGTAAGTGATAAGTTTAGGGGTACTGCAAGTGGGAATGCCACCAGTGGGTCTGGCCTCGTTGATGACGGTCAGTCCTGGGACGATGATAAGTGGAATGGTATGCAGGTGGCCATCTATGATGGTACAGGCAAAGGGCAGTTCGCTACTATTACGGACACGTTAAATAACGATGAAGTGAGGGTTGCCGCCTGGCTAGGTACTGGCACCACCGCGCCAGATAATACAAGTAAATACGTTATTAAAGATACACCAACCGAACAATATACATGGCGTAGAATCCCCTCTTTACGTTTTGACCAGGCTTATTGGCCTACTAAGATGTACTTGACCGCTCGATATACTAGGTCCTATGGTATGGCTTTTAGAATTCAATATATTGCAAAACCTGGGTCTGTTACTACAGAGGCAGCTACTACAATTATGCCGGCTGGTTTTGTGTTAGCAAAAGCACAAGCAGTTTTACATGGGATGAAAGTGGCTGATAGTAGGTCGGACCAGGATCGCCATCGTTATATGCATCAATACTGGGAGTCCCGGGCAGAGGCTTATAAATTACAGAATAAGTGGCGCATGCCTAAAGGTACTCTATGGTTGGAGCAAGATACGGTGGGGGATCAGCTTCCGTCAGATTATCCTTTTTCGAGTAGTGGATAATTATGGCAACGGTTGGAATTGAAGGCGATGTCATAATAAACACCAAGCCTTATAGAATAGATATCACATCTTATCAGCGCAGGGACATTGTAGACTTCAGTCCTCGTGCTTCCACAGCAACAGGCGCATCAATTTCATATTCAGAGCTAGGGCTATATCAGACTCTAACCCAGGAGGATTTTAGACACGGGTTTGGGTTCTATCGCTAT